TCCTTCAGTGCCCCCAGCTTGTCGGCACGCATTTTGGCGGTCAGGTATTTGGCGAAGGCACCCTGATGCTTGCTGTGGGCCTGAATGCGGTTCTTGATGGCGGTGTCGGTCACTCGTTTGTCACCGGCAGTTTTACGGATCATACCATCAAGCCGCGCATCAACGTTGGCCAGCTCTTCCTTGGCTGCGTCCTTTTCAGCAATGGCCTCGGCAAAGGCATCACCCACCTTCTCAAACAGGCTGGGCTGCTGCACAAGTTCCTGGTCCAGCGCATTCTTGTCAATGAGCAGGTAGCCCCTGAATTCCTCAAGATCAATGGTCACTGATCTAGCCCTAAAGCAAGTCCAAGGGACAGGAGAAGGGGTGCCAACCGGTCAGATTGCTGATAGGGGGTTAAAAAGCACTCCAACATACCCAGGAGACGCCTAGCATTTTTTTCATCCTTTGTGCCCATCAGGGCGGCGGCAATGTAGTTACACACTGCTATACGCATGCCTTCTGCTTCCGCGCCCTCGAGCAGTTTCACAATTTTCATCGCCTCAGCCCAGGATCGTCCTTGACCCTTCAGCAAGAACCGGCAAAGATCAACTACCTCCTTGGTCTGCCCAGCTGAGCGCATCAGCTGCCGGGCTTCGCCGGCACTTTCAGCATAGATGCACGCTTCAAGATAGGTCAGTGCCTGCCGTGGGCTACCACTAGCCCCTTCGGCTATCGCTTCCAGGACTTCTTCAGCAACGTCCAGCCCTTCGGCCTCAGCCACAGTTTCCAGCAGTCCCATAATAAGTGTTTCGCTAACCGGTTTAAGGTCATAGCGCAGGCACCTCGTGATAATGGTTTTGGGGATCTTACCTGGGTTGGTGGTGGCGAACATCCAGTACACGTGCTTGGGTGGCTCCTCAATGGGCTTGAGCAACACATCCCAGGCATTGCCTGACAGGCGGTGCGCTTCGTCAATGATGATGGCCTTGACCGGACTGGCACCTACGGCGCGGTAAATGGCTCGCCCAGCCACGGCCCGCATGTCGTCCACTCCGGTGTGATCGGCAGCTGGCACCTCTTCAATGTTGGCTGCGGTGGCTTTGCCCCCCGCGAACTCATTGGCCAAGATGCGTGCCAGGGTGGTCTTGCCGCAGCCTGACGGCCCGGTGAACAGAAACACCTTGGCGCGCTTGTCCTTGACTACGCGAGCAAGGCTGCGCACTACGTCATCTTGACCTACCACGTCGGCAAACTTGGCAGGCCGGTATTTCTCAGGGAGACTTGTCATGCTTACCTTTTGCGGAAAGTGCGACGCAGCCGCAAACCGGCAGCAGCAGCGGTCTTGCTAATGTACGCTTCACTAACGCCGAGCTTGGCCCGAATGATCTTCAAGGGGGTGCCCCGCTCATATAGTTCCATTGCTTTGCCCCTGATCTCAGGATCAAACCCCTTAGGGCGTTTGGGCAAGCCCGCCAGTCGGGCGTAACGCAATACCTGAATGCGGGAGACCCTGAACTCCTCAACTATTTTGCTGATAGGCACCTGATCAACATACCTAGCGAGGATGCCCCGCACACGGGGAGTCATCCTAAGTCCTTGTGGGACCAGAACTTGCCTATTTCGTCCATGTCTAGCCAATTGGTGCCTACCGATGCTTTGACGCTGAGGGGGACGTTAACACATTTGTACGGCGGTGTGAGCATCGTCCTATAGATTCTGTCGATAGCAACTTCCAAATCAGCATCGTTGTCAGGCACAATGAATGATAGATCATCGTGAATGTTCAAACGAGGGTGTATGTGCCAATTGCCGGTGTCCATAGCCTCAGCCGACAGCCGCACCATGGCGTCACAGACGATCTCACACGCCAGCCCTTGGATAGGGTGATTGATGGCTTGGTTGGAGCTGAGGGGGTAGCGGTGTCGTCGCCCCACGTAGGTGGTGACGTAGCCATTTTTGTAGTACCCCTTCATGGTCTTGTCTTGCCACGACTTCAGGCCATGAAACTGCTCCCAGAAGTCAGCTACCTGATCGTCAATAATGTCTTCAGGCATGCCCAGGTAGCCGGCAATTGACAGCGGGTGAGCGCCGAATATGGCTGGGAACACAAATTTGTTCTTGATCCTGGACCTGAATTTCCCCATGACTTTAGGGTCCTTCATCTGGCCCTTGCCACCAATAATGGCAGGGTAGGCGGCGGCTACCCGCTGTGCCCACTCCATATGGATGTCATAGTCCTCCCACAATGCCTTGACTAGCACCTTGTCCTTGGATTCCATGGCAGCGGTGCACGCTTCAAGCTGGCCATAGTCAAAGGCCAAGAGCACATGCTTGGGTGGGGCCACTATTTGCTTCCGCACCCACTTGTCGTTGCGCTCAGGGAAGTTTTGCATGTTTGGTTCGTCACTGCTGGTACGGCCCGTTTCAGCAAATGTGGTGTTGAAGTTGGTGTGGATCTTCCCATCAGGGAATATTGCTCTCCCCTTCCCCAGCTCCAGGCTGTCCACGTAGGTGCTTTTGAGCTTGTTGCGGTTGCGCAGCTTGATAATCAGGCCCGCCAGGGGGTGGTCTATCTGATCAAGAATGTTCTTGTTGGTTGAATAGCGCGTCCCGCCGCTTTCATCTTGAATGGTCACCTCGGGGCGTTTTAGGTAGTCCTTGAAGATGCGAACCGCGTCCTTATCCGAGAATGGATTGAATTCCTTATGATCAGCCACAAACGCCTTGACCACCTTCAGGCCAGCTACCTCGGCTTGAGCGGCCTCAATCTCAGGCTTTAGCTTATCGTGGCAACGCTGACGTTCCTTCTGATCAACGTCTATACCCAGCCATTGCATCAGCGCTACAGTGGGCTGCCGAGGTAGTGCGTCATAGTAGGCATCGCTCAGACCCTGTCTTTCAAGCAAGCGGGTTTGGGCATGAAACAGGCGCAGCGTGTATTTGGTGTCCACCCCGTTGTAGGTCAGCGTTTCACCAAGATCAGACTTTGACATGTCCTTTTTATTGAGTTTGAACAGATGTTTGTAGGTGATGCCGAAGTGCTGTTTGCACAGGAAATCAAGTGCCTGATAGGCAGCCCGGCGCCCTTCGTTGTCACCTCCGTGAGCCTTGCCGCGCCTCTCATCCAGGAAGTGGGCTTGCATCTGGGTGTCTTCCCAGGCAGCGTGATTGACCACTTCAGGTCCGAATAGCCAGATCAACCACTCAAGCTCAAAGGGAGCATTGTGGGCGATCTTTATGGTGTCGTCCTTGAGCAGCTTTTCGAATTCAGCGAGTATCTTGCCCCGCTGAATGACCTGCCACTTGGCTTTTGGGTGATCTATCGCAAACGAGAAATTGGTGCTGCCGAAGCTGATGGCGGCGGTCATGATGGCCGCGCCAGCTGAGTAGGGGCGCAGACCTTTGGTCTCCAGGTCTATGGATTTGACGGGGGTCTTTTTGGCTTTCTCAAGCAACTCCATAAGTTGTGCAAACTGCTCGGTGGCGTTACCATCAAAAGAATGTATATCACTATGGATATCACCAGGACTATCAATACTGGGGTAGGCAAGAGAGGGGAGAGCACTGAAAGCCCGATCAATGTCCATCCTAAAACAATGGCCCAAACGGGAGTTGAGTGGCTTCTTTTTGTCATAGGCTGTCCTCAAGATAAAAGAGGGATGGTAGGTGGGCAGGAACCAGCAGCTGTGGTTGCCCACTTTTACGGCGAACAGCCGGCCACGCATGCCGGCCAGATCGGTTGAGCCCAGCATCCAGTGCAGTGGCACGGCGCCCAGGCCCACAATCAGCTTGGGTTTGGCTTCTTCAATCCACTTCCAGCGTCTGGGTCTGCAACATTCTATTTCTTGCCAAACCGGCGTGCGATTCTGCGGTGGACGGCAGTTGCCAACACACATCCCGTTTGCTATATACCAACCATCTTCAGTTTCAAGGTTGTACACATGACCAGCAAAAGCTACCTGCTCGACGGAACTGACGTGATCAATTTGTACCTTAAAGGGAAAAGTGCTGAATGCCTTGCTGCCAGATATAGCGTTGGCCCCAACGCTGTCAGAAGGTATCTTAGAAAGAAGGGTGTTAGTATCAGAACTACTTCCAAAGCCAGCCTCGCCTGGGTCGGTCAGGCCAGTGAGAAACAATTCAGGGCACGCTTCAACGTTGGTAAAAAGCGTGCTTGGAAGCCCACTGTTGCACACATTAACAGCATGCGTCGTGGCAGGGCTGTTTATTTTGAAAAGGTTCCCGACCTTATCAGTCCTGATGAAAGGATTTTTGCCAAGATTGCAAAACGTATTGGGTTGAACCTGATTCCTCAATTTGCTTGGGGGCACAAGAATATTGATTTTGTTGCTGGACCCGTCGCCGTGGAAATCCATACTGCTGCCAATAACCCTCTGACTGATGCTCGTCTCAGAAAGAGAATTAAAAGCCTGCTCAAATGTGATTGGCACGTCCTCTACATTTGGGTCACCCAGCGTCACCCCATTACTTTGGGATCGGCGGAATATCTTCGATCCCTCTTTAAGGCTTTTGAAGGGGGTTTTCCCAGAAGGTGTCAATGCTGGGTGATTAGGGGTACCGGAGAGAGTGTTACCACCCACGGTCTTGATGACTATTAACGGTCCAGCATACCATCGCTTGAAAATCTTTGTTACACCTCCAACTGGGGTTATCATTGTATCCCCAGGAAAGCAATTCACTACATTATCGAAGGAGCAATCATCTTCACCACCCTCAGGAATGCACTCGCGCAACAGGCTGCCTGAGGGGCCGGTCAGGGGACGACCAGACACCTCGTCTTCATCACGCCCCGGTGCCTCAGCCAGGAAGTAAATCCCACCATCCGGCCCCAGGTCGGGCTTCATTTTTGGCGTGATTATATCAGCAGTGTTCAGCGGGCATGCTTTGCAGCCCAAGCGGTGAAGCGTGGGTAGGTTTTGCTGGGCACTGCGGGGCGTGGGTGCCCTGACCCCTGAAAACGCACCAATGGGCTTGCTAGGGGCGCCACGTGGCTTTTGCTTGGTGAAAAAAAATCCCATCAGTCATGCTTGATCGGCGCAGCACTGTAACCCAAGTTATTGGCCAGCCACATAAGCAGTTCTGTAGCCTCAGTCTTATCTGCCACCACACTGACGCGCTTCACCAGCGCACGACCGTACTCGTGGGTAGTGACCAAATTTTTGTCGGTGGTAAATGTGAGCGTCATCCGTGCTACCCCGGACTTGATCATGGCGGTGTGGGAGTTGATGATCATTATTGTCATTCCATATTGCCCAGCTTCTCAAAGCGGTCACCGGGGCCGCCGTACTTCCGCTTTTTGAACGGCAAATCCTTAGTTAAGTGTACGTGGCTTGTCTTGTTCTTGATGCGACTGATCCTACCCCAGCTAACCCCATATTTTGCTGCAATCACTTTGTACTTTTCTTCCGAGTGGAAGATTGCAAGAACGACAGCATCAGTAAATTTGCAGTTGTAGTGCTTTTCACCTCTAATTCCTTCCGAAATATTATCTCCATGTAGAATACATTTCACATTTCCTAATTCATAAGCCCCCTTGTCTTCAAAACGAGCCATGACGTATTTGCCCTTGCCGCGCCCTCTCCTCAATTGCCAATCAGGACCTAGTTCGTCTACCCACCATTGTATCCATTCCTCTAAGGTGAATTTGAAGGCAATGCCTCTTTGCACAGTGGCACTGTATCTTATCTTGCCGAAATCATATTTTGCTTTGGTGTAGTTCATTGTCAGTCAGACATATTGCCCAGCAGCTGGAACAGCACGTCCCCCTTTTTATATACGGTGCAGCCCCCCAAAATTGCCATTTCGTCGCATAATCCAATGGCTCGCTGTACGAACTCAGCATTGACGTTGGCCCGCACCTCAGGGTAATCCCCAAACTGAAGGCTGTCCCTGACAATGCCCATGGAGCTTTCGGTTAGCAGCTTGAGCCGCCCCTCCTGCACCGTGAGTCGGGTGGGTTTGCTCTCAGGATCAGCTACCACACGTGCCCTGGAGAGGGCATGACCCAGCCCTTTGGGCACAGCCATGAATTGAGGCTCACCTTTGATGGTATCCTTTATTTCTTTGGCGTGGTCAAATGGCGTCTTATTCTCAATCAAGCGGCCATAGACCACGTGATTGTGTATCTCAGCCCTGGCCCATTCCAGGCTTACACACAGTTCGTCATCACTTTCTTCTTTGCCTATGGCCTCGGCAACCTTCAGCACTGCCTCAGCAAAGGCACTGGGCATCATGGCCACCACGGCGGACTTCTGGCTCTTGCTGAGTCGGTAGCGGGTCACTGCGTCCCCATCACACGAATACAATGTATGTTGCACGCCGTTGAGGCATACACCCATCAATGCATTCTGGGTGTTGTCCTTGGATGCCGTTAGCAGGCAAGCTGACAGGCCCCACAGGAATTCCTCGTTGATGGCCATGTTGACGTGCCACTTGTCTTGTGGCTCCTCAAACAGGAATTCGTCCTGCTTGAACCACGGCAGCCTGAAGGTGCTGCGCCCAGCCTTGATGATGCAGTCATGCTCTTCAAGCGTAAACTCTACCTCTTTAGCTAGGCTGTTCTTGAGCAGCCCCAGCAGCGTACCGCCATTGACCGCAAACGCTTCCTTGGTCTTGCACGGAGCTACAATACCAATAGCATCGTTGTATGCGGTAACGTGGGTGCCAGTGAAGCAGAAACAGGTGAAGATGGGGACCATGGGCTGGTCTGCCAGCGCCCGCCCCACCAGCTCCAGTGTACTGACAAGTTCTGATCTATTCATTGAGGTGTCCTAAACACTAGGAGATGCTCGTGTATCGGAACGAGCTTGTGCCCGCGCCACGCATTGGTCGATCTTTTTGCTGCTGAGCCAAAGTTCTTGGACAGTATAACGTCCTGCCAATAGATGAAACCAGCTTCCCTGAAATTGGCAATTGTGTGTCCTGGGAAATCAATCAATTCGCCGGTTTTCTTATTCCTGAAAGGCCCAACCACTATGCAGACAAACGCGCCCGGCTTCATGACCTTGCGGTGGGAGAGGGCACTGAAGAACATGCCCGCGTTGAATTCCCAGTAACTCCCTAAATTGCTCAGGTCATCAGGCTG